GTGAGAAAAATAATATCGAACCTGAAGACGTTCGTAAATTTATCTCACCAGTTATCAAAGATAAACTAGAGGCAGAAGCAATGTCCCTTAACTTTCTACCCAAGACAAATACAATAGACTCAGCGTTGTTTGAGTAATGTGTATAAATAACTTTACACTTCAGTGTAAATATGATACAATAATACAGCAATATTTCAGCAATACAAAGGATACAAATATATGTCATTTGAAAACTTAAAACGCAATCGCGATCAAATTTCCAAACTCGTACAGGCAGCAGAACAAGCAGGTGGTGGATCTACCGAGCAAAAGTCTTACGGAGATGATCGCCTCTGGAAACCAACAGTAGACAAGGCAGGTAACGGATATGCAGTACTCAGATTCTTACCAGCAGCAGAAGGAGCAGACCTTCCATGGGTACGATACTGGGATCACGGATTCAAAGGTCCTACTGGTCAGTGGTATATCGAGTCAAGTCTTACATCTATTGGTCAACCTGACCCTGTTGGCGAACTCAACTCCCGACTGTGGAATTCCGGGATTGATGCCGACAAAGATAAAGCACGTTCACAAAAACGTAGACTCCACTATGTGACTAATGTTCTTGTCGTACAGGATCCTGGTAATCCTGCGAACGAAGGTAAAGTCATGCTCTATAAGTTCGGTAAGAAGATCTTTGATAAACTGATGGATGTTATGCAACCTCAGTTTGCCGATGAGACACCTATTAACCCATTTGATATGTGGGAAGGTGCCGACTTTAAATTAAAAATTCGTAATGTTGATGGATACCGTAATTATGATAAGTCAGAATTTGCAAGTGCTTCTGGTCTCTATGATGGAGACGAATCCAAGTTGGAAGCAGTCTATAACCAACTACATGACCTCAGTGAGTTCACCGACCCAAAGAATTATAAGTCCTACGATGAACTTAAAGCAAAACTGATGCGTGTGCTTGGAGAAGATTCTCAGTTGGGTGCACCAACTATGCAACAAGAGCAGGTAATGAATACACCTGCTCCGGAACCTGAGTATAAAGTATCAGAACCTATCTCTGCTGAAGAGATGAGTAGTAACGATGATGATACTATGTCTTACTTTGCTAAACTAGCGAACGAAGATTAATAACCAGAAGCGGTTCTATAGAATCCAGTACCTAATGCCCTATCGTTCCCTGTGGACGGTGGGGTTTCTCCTGCAAGAACCGTACCACTACCACCTATCGTATCACCCTCAACAACTGTAGTGACTGATGGAGCAGAACCTCCATCTGCCACTGGCGTCAAATCTTGTTCTGCTGGTGGTGACTTTCCAACAAACTTTTCTCCTATTTTAGATGTATCTTCAGCGACTTTTGGTCCTGTCTTAACTCTATATGCTCCAGTATTATCTTGTACAACCTTACCACCCTCTTTTCTTGCCGCTATCTCTGCTAATTTTCTATTCTCATATTTTTTTGGTCCCAAACCTTGTTCAGCATCATATGCGTCTAACGCATCACTTGCATCTTGCTCTTCTTGTTTTTTACGAGCGACCATTTCAGTTCGTGACTCACCAGTATCTTTAAATTTAAATCCTCTAACAGCATCTGCTATTCCTTCTGTGTCAAATAATACACTATCAAATGATAAGATAGCATCTGCAATCATATCGATAAGACCATTGAATGCACGTTTTATCATTACAATTGGAGACATAACGATATCACGAATTAGATCAACAAATTTAAAACTATCTAAAAACTTTTCAGCATTTTCAAATCCCATTTTTCCAAGGATCCAAGACACAGCACTTTTTAGCAAATCAAGAGGCATACCAACAAGTCCTTCAAGCAATCCAGAAATACCACCAAGCAATCCCATTAATAATTTTTCTGATATCGAACCGTCAGTGTTTACGAACCCTTTGAAAGCACCAGTCACTGCATCGATGACGCCCATGATTAATGTGATTGGCCATGCTAATCTACCGATAACTCGCCCAACAGTTCCTAGCATTTTTACGAATCCACTTCCTTCTGATGCAAAACTGAAAACGGATTTCAGTCGAGCAACGATTCTTGCAAGAGGACTATCTTCGGCGAATGAGAAAAAATTTCTAATAGGATCAAAAAACCCAGCGATTCTTTTACCGATATTTCCTATGAAATCTTTTACTAATTTAATTTCATCTGCTTGAAACGAACCGAATAAAAGATTGCGCAATGCTAAGAAACCATTTTTCAAAACTTTGAAAATGCTGTTTTCAGTTAAGAACTTGAGTACATCATCTCCACCTGTAGTAAAGAACTGTCTTACTCTACCGAAATATCCTTTGAGAGTTTTGAAAGCATTTTGTGCTGCTTCTGGATCAGGTATCAATACTTTCAGTGCAGATCCTATTCTCCCTAATAAACCACGGATACTTTTACCTATATCTGCCGCATATTCACCTATTTTTGATGCTCGAAAAATTCTTCGTAATCCAGCAGAGATTTGTCTAAACACGAAACGAATCGCAGCAGTAACAGGTTTGAATAATGTCTTGAGCAGTTTAGTTACATTTTGAAAGTAATCTTTAACAGCAGTCACCATCGCAGTAATGGCAACGATTGCTGCAGCAAGGAATGGATTAATCCCTTTACCATCATCTTTCGTAGCACTACTTGGTCCAGATGAGGTTCCACCAGTCGTGCCACCTTCACGTTTTGCCTCTGCTAACTCACGAAGAAGTTTCGTTTGTATACCGTATAACTTTTGAAAGTCATCCCTCAGTCCCTGAACACCACGAGATATCGCCTCGTCCACACGCATCTGTGAACTGAGTTTAGAACTGACGTCATTTAAGGTTGCTTCTGCCATTTTAATATCCTTGTGCAGTTTGTTCTTGCTGCTGTTATTCTCTTTGTTCTTTTAAGTGTTGGACAAGCATAGTGAGATATATTTCCCTCTCCCACGGCATCATTTCATCAAGTTCAGATAACGAATAATTGTAATGTTGCATCAATGAAAAATTTGTTCTATAAAAATTTTCCAATGACTCATGTGAGAGGCACACTAGAAAAAATTGTCCATACCCTCCATCAACATTTTATTTTCATGATTACAATGTTCACAAGTAAACTCTAAATCATAACTGAGTTTTGGAATACTGCTGATAAACTTTGCAATTTTTTCAAATTGATCAGAATTCAGCGAGTCAATAAAATTAATCAGTTCTTGTTTTGGTTCATCTTTTAATTCTATTCGCTCATCTTCTGTGTATAAAGTTTTCATACAGGACATAATTAGATTCATAGAAGATTCGTTTGTTTTAGTTTCACCCTCAGCGTCAAATACATCAGTGTTCATCATGAGATCACTATATGTCGGATAATGAACTTCTAATGAAATATCATCCGTGAGTTGTATTTTTTGAGGTTCAATATCTCCAACGATTTTCGTTTTCATGATATCAACTTTTACATCATTATCTTCTTCACACTTTTTACATTTAACAACGAGTTCAGAAGTTTCACCAACTGATTTCGCTCTGATACGTGTAAAGATATAATCTATGTCAAAAGAAGATAATGAAATAACATCGATGTCTTCTTGTACGCATGATTTAATCGTATCCGTAATCGCCCGAATAACCTGCTTCGGTTGATTTGATTCTCCTGCAAGAAGCAGGATCTTTTGTTCCTTAACGAGGAACGGTCTATAATGAATGATATCTCCAGTAGATGGTAATTTAAGATCATACCAAATAGTTTCATTCAAACGTGGCAGTGCCATTATTTAACTCCTATCGTAAAAAACCAGCAAGAGATCCTAAACTGGCATCAAGTGAAAATAGTCCCTGATTATCTACTATCGGTGACCATTTTGTATATGTCATTTCAACTGTCAACTGCATTATACCATCAGCATCGTTGGTAAATTCAGTTTGCGATATGTTTACTGGGAATGCTTCTTCTAACAAAGCACTGTAAACAGTTCCTTGCCCGATATTGACATTAAGACTAATCGGACCTGCACCAAACTTTTTATTCGTTATCGGTTTTCTAAGTTGGTGTATTTTTACTTGACGAGCATAATTATTATGATAAATTGCTTTGCCTGTATTCTGTGCTACAGTTGAGGCATACCATGTGTCAAAATACTTTCGTACACTATAATCATTTAAGAGTAAGAAAGTCATGTTAACTGATCCCGCACCAGAATATCCATATGCGACTTTTCGCATTTGAACACCCATCTTTTGATCTAATGTCAAAACTGTTTTGGGTGGAATACCCACAGATTGGCAAAGCAGGTTCAGTTCGTTTCCGTTCATGAATCGACTAATCGATGTCAATATACCTCCACTTCCTTGGAAGTCGGTAGGAAGTTCAACCATGAACTGATTGGGTTTTGCTACACCGAGTCGGGTAGATATGGTAGATTTGAGTTCGTCTACTGTTGCCATTTTATATCATTTCTCTTGATTGTCTGTAGACGTTGCGTGCGCTCGACTTCGCCCAATCTGCTGTTGGTAGAAAGGTTGCTATTTCCCATTCAGTCGGTGCGACTCTTGCAAGTCTTGATTTTACGTGTGGAAACAAATAATGTTTATAGCAAGGTTTATAGAATCTCAAAGATTTTATTTTATTAATCATTTCATATCTTGCCCTGAATCTTGTACTATCATCAAATTTTTTATTGTTCGTCACTTCCATTAAACCGTCTAAGAACTTTGCTCTCATTATCGGTGAAATATAATGTAAGTTCATTCCATAGAATCCTCCTGGTGCTGGACCAGATATGATGACCAGTGGAAATCTATCATAGTATGGCAAAGTTTCTTTATGTTTCGGGTCATAGAAAAACATATTCATAGAACCGATTAGGGGATTAGATTTATTCACAAGTTTTATTTCTTCAGATGACATCAACTCTCGCCTATTGATACGAGTAAGTGCTTGTGCCTTTTGACGAAACCATGCTCGAGACTCCTGAGTTCGTGGAGTAATCCCTGCTCTAAATGCTTCTAATTCTAATTTCTGAAATAAATTTGCCATGAACCTATTTATATCACTTCTTCTTCTTTTTGCGATATGGTTTTAAAGGTTTCAGGGGTTTGAGTTTTTTGAGTATCTTCATGCTGTATAGGGTTTCTTCAGTCCATACTTGAAACTCCCAACCACGATCTTTCGCATAGTTATTCGCTGCTTCCCACTTATTCATATTCTTTACATATGTCATCGCTTCGCCGATATATCTTTTTGATTTATCAGGACGTTTCGGTGGTGCAGTTTCTTTATCAGGTTTTATTTCAACAAGTATAGTTTTTTCTTTAAAAGTAATTTTTAAATCAACAAAGTATCTGTGCATCTTTTTATCAATATCCCAACGATATGGAACTACTACTTCTTCTGATGACCACTTGAGTACTTTTGGGTTTGAGTCGCACCACTGGAAGCATGCTTTTTCCCAAGATGATCTGTATGTCACCTTGTCAGGATCGCCCTGATACTTCTTAATGTTCTTTATTTTATATCTTCCAGAATATGCCATAATTCGTTATAAATAGGTCTACATATGTTTTATTTATTAAGGATATAATATGCCAGGTCAATTCAGTACAGGTCCGAACGGAAAACTCACCCCGAAACCAGGAACGACGTTAAACGGCAAAAGATCCCCTACTTCTGATGCCGATCAGTTTAGTCGTAATCGGAATAATAATAATGTTCCTCTAAGTTCCAGTTCAAAATACGGTGGACATATGTCCATACAAGAGGCACGCTCTACTCAAGAAATAAAGAGGAGTAGAGGTGCTGGACAAATTATCAAGTTTCCTATGAATCGTGAGGATATGTATCCTGCGCATATAATATTTCATCCATATAAAATTGATACAGGTTTGATAGACGGAGCATTGAGTTCTATATTCAATAATCCCCTTGTCGCTGACTATTCAGAAAGTAAAAATTCTGAATCAGTTAATGATGATATCACTGCTACAGAAGATAATCTAGGTGCTATGGGTGCGGCAGATCCTTTCAATCCAACAAAAAAGAAAGAAGTTGTAGTTGAAAAAAATGCTCAAACGCAAGATCGAGATGCTATCAATAAAGAGATCAAAGAAAATCAAGCGCAGATGGGTAGCAAACTAACTGACCTTCGTGCCTATCGTGATACGAGAAAACCTTCTATACAACTTTATTTTCCTCCCACTTTACAATACAATGATGCGGTAAACTATAACAGTGCGAACTTGGGTGCTGGAGGAGCGACGGCATTAGGTGCTTTGAATAGTGGTCAGTCTATCGGGTCTGCGCTTGGTAAAGGTATAAGTGAGGGAATGGAAAGTATATTCAATCTCACTAAGGGAACATTATCTCAGGAAGCAGCAAAAGTTGCGGCATCACGAATATCATCTAAACTTCCAGCAGGTTATGCTGCGGCAGGTGCTAGTGCTTTACAAACAGGATTGAACCCAGGAACACGTTTGTTATTTGATCAACCGACTATGCGTTCATTTTCTTTTTCTTTTAAATTAATCCCTACATCATCCCAAGAAGCAGCGAGAATAAGAGAAATCATTGAGAATCTTAGATTTCAATTATATCCTCGTGAGATTGATCTCAATCCAGGAATACCTATTGGATATGAGTTCCCTAATATTTTTAGAATTGAGTTTGCTTTTACAGGTGGAACTTTACAAATACCAAAGATTCAATATTGTTATCTGAAAGATGTTCAGGCAGCATATAATGCTACAAGTGGTGGCGTATTTTATGAAGACGGTTATCCTACGGAAGTAGATCTGAACCTCACCTTCTTAGAATACAGAGCATTAAGCAAGAGAGATATCGAGGCAGGATTCTAATGGAATTTTTTAGAAACTTTAGAAAAGTAGGATATACATTCGGTGACGACTTTGAAAGAACTGGTGGTGCTGGTCGACAGATAGAAAGGGTGAGAGATTTAACCCAATATGTTGATGTCGTAGATCAGGTTAGGGAAGGTGTTCATTTTTACGAACCTTATAATATTATTGAAAATGAGCGTCCTGATCAAGTGTCTCAGTTTTTATATGAAACACCAGTATATCACTGGACATTTTATATGATGAACGATCATCTGCGTGCGCACGGTTGGCCATTGACTCTTCAACAGATGGAGAAAAAACTTGCAACCGACTTCCCTCATCAATTTATTTACATTCGTGCTGACCTTTCTAATACATTTTTACAAAACGAGTTCGTAACAGGAATCCTTTCTGGATGTCGTGGTAAAATTATTAAGAGAGATTTAGATCATGGTATCATAGTTGTTGATACTATACCATATGCGACAGCAGGGAAACCCAGCAGATTTAGAAAAGGCGAAGCAATTTTATGTACAGGACTTCCTGAAAATACTACACAGCAGATAGTTGCTGGAACAGGATTTGAATATAATGCAACACATCATTATGAAGATAAAGATGGTAACTATGTAGATGTAGATCCGACTGCACCTGCTCCAAGTATTTTTAATGAGATCACTATTGCCGATAGATATCGTGAAATAAATAATGAATTGAAATCAATAAAGGTAATTAAACCAAGCAATATTATTCAAATTGCAAGTGCATTTAAAAGAGCATTGACTAGTTAATGGCAGAACCAAGTAAAAAATATGTCCTAGACAGCGTCCTGCTGTTTTCTTCACGTTCTACTATTCCTGTAGAATTATCTAACCTTGTAAGTGATATCGACATCTACGAGCATTTAGATAGTCCGTTTCTGACTGCTCAAGTAGCAATGGTTGACGAAACGAGGTTAATGGATAGACTAGACATACAGGGTGCAGAGTTTGTAGAGATAAATTTAAAACCTTCTATAGAACAAGAACCAGTAATCAAAAAAAGATTTATCATAGAAACTATCGTAAAGTCAACGAAGGTAAATCAAACTGCAGAGTTTCTGGTTTTAAGTTTATATGAAGATATTCTTTTTAAATCAAATTATAAAAATGTAAATAAAGTTTATCAAGGCGATCCGATAAAAATTATCTCTGATATCGCGGAAGAGTTTCTTGATAAAAAGGTTGTACAGGCAGGGGAAGAAACTTTTCAAAGTAGAATGAAAGTTATCGTTCCTAATCTCGATCCTTTGAAAGCAATCGCATGGATAAAAAATAGAATGACGACTGCTGACGGTGTTCCTGATTATATCTTTTCAACTCTTGGGTTAGATAAACTCATAGTCAATGACTTATTGAGTATGATAGAGCAAGAACCTATCAATTCCGCTAAACCATTCATGTATGCTTCAACTCCGAATATCGCAGAAGAAGAAAGAGTCGGTAATAATTATCTGCCGATATTAAGTTATAATGAAGGCGATAAAGAAAATATGTTTGATATGATTAAGAACGGTGTCATCGGTTCTGAGTATCAATTTTATGATGCCTTTACTTCTAAGGTTTCAAAATTTAAATTAGATTATAAAAAAGATGTTGTCGATAATTTACCGTCAACAAGAGAGAAAAAATTTAATTTTGCAGAATATGAAATAGATGGTGAAGTTCTGAATCAGTTATCTTCTCAGAGGATTACAACAATAGGAAGTGCTGGAGTATTTAACACTGGTCTCGGTTCTTATAAATCATACAATGAAGAAAAAGATGATACTGATTATGCGAAGAAAGTAATCGGTAATGTAATGAAAGAACACTTATTGAAAGCACCGATAACAATCAAAGTATCTGGTGTAGGATTCTTAGTTCCACAAATGAATATGACTTTGGGTAATACGGTTCGCCTTTACTTCATGGCGAATAAACCTGCACACGCACAGTCCACGTCAAACTGGGATATGAAGAGATCGGGTGACTATCTCGTATATGCTACTAAACATTCTTTTACTACAGAACGATACGATATCAGTATGACTTGCGCGAAGATGAAAAACTTTACAAGTGAGGCAGCGATAGTATGATACCATCAAGTCCAAAATTTTATGGTGACCAAACTCGTTGGTTTGTCGGTAGAGTTATCAGTATTAATGATCCTCTCGAGATGGGCAGAATCAAAGTAAGGATCGTCGGTATACATGATAATCCTGAGATCGCTGACGGTGAACTTCCTTGGGCGCAAATCGTTGTGCCTGTTACAGAAGGTGGTAGTTCTGGTCTTGGTGCGACAACTGGCATCAAGGAGCAAGCGCAAGTATTCGGTATTTTCCTTGACGGTGAACATTCACAACTTCCTATGGTAGTTGGTTCTATGCCAAAGTTTGAATCAGATATACCTAATCCTGGTGGAAATATTCATCAACCGAATATCCCAAGTCATCAAGATCCTGCGATCAATAAAAATTTACTTCCTCCTGATAGAGTTGATGAGGAAAATTTATATGGGGCAACTAATATCGAGAAAGCATATAATTTCTTGATAACTAAAGAAGGTTTGAATCTATCCCCGATCGCTGCATCTGGTGTGCTTGGAAACTTTTGTGAAGAATCTGGTGCACGTGCGAACGGTGGTGATATAAATCCTATAGCAGTTTCAGGTATTCCTGGCGAGGGGTCTTTCGGTATAGCACAGTGGAATCCTTCTCCTGCTGCTGGTAATAGACTTGGTGCATTACAAGAGTTTGCTACTTCTCTAAATCTTACATTTACAAGTTTGTATGCGCAGTTATTGTGGACTAGAAAAGAGTTAACAACTCTTCCGTACTTAGGACTATCAGAATTAAAACGTGCACAAACACCAAAAGAAGCAACACTTATATTCATGAGAAAGTTTGAACGTCCTGGATATCAAGAGCAAAGAATTTCCCCGACTAAAACTAAAAAGATAGTTGGTGAAGATGGGGCATATAAAAGACTCGGTGAAGAAGAACGTATTGAGTTCGCCGAAGAAATCTATAGAAAGTTTGAAGGATAATGGGTGTATCATACCTTAGAACACAAGAGTTAGGAACGGAACTTAATTCCTTAGTCGGCAAAGAGATTGTTGATGTAGGCAACGCACTTCCTACTGGATTAATTCTAGAAGGAAAAGATCAGTCTATCCTGAAAAGGAAAAGAAGAGAAAACAGACGCAAGATAAAAGAAATACAAAATAGTGGTACACTTACTGGTTCAAAAGCGAATCAAGACTTTGTAGATTCACTTACTTTTCAAAATAATTTGATCAATGCCGTTCGTGATGCCTCTCGTGAAGCAAGAGTTAAAAAGAGAGATGAGATTGCAGATAAAAGAATCGCTGATAGAAAAGCGAGAAAAGCAGAAAGAGATAGAGTAAATGCTGAACTTGCAATCAAACAAGATCAGAAAGAACAAGAAAAAATTGATAGAGAGATTAAAGAACTTCAAGCGCAAAGACTTGCTATAGAAAGAGCAGGTCCTGAAGGAATATCGAACTTGGGTATGAAACAACATATGGATACGGTCATGCCTCCTTCTGCTAGAGCAAAGGCGAATGCGATCAATAAACCTGAACCTATTATCGGTGAGGTCACAGAGAACTTGCCTAGAATCGATGTGACGAAAGCACCTTCAGTCAAATCAAATATAGACACATTATCAGGTTCTTTAACAGCGGAACGTAAAAATTTAAATAAAATATTTGCTAATGGTAGTCCTGCAGCAATCAAGAAGACGTTTGAAAGTCCTGAGGTTCAAGCATCAAATCCAAATGTTAATAACGCAGAAGTTGCAGAAGTTGTAAAAGAAATAAAAGCAACGACAAGTAATCCATTCGTTCAACAAGCATTTAAAGATATTGGAATGAGTCAGGAGGAGATAACTGAAGTCAATAAACAGATTGATACTGCTACTGACGTTGTTGCAAACACTGTTGTAAATTTAAAGAAAGAAAAAACTGTAGATCCTCAAAAATTATTTGCGGCGAAACAGTTTAGGCAACTTGGTAATCCTATGGGATCTCCAGGAGTGCAAGTCCCTAAAGGGTTCAACATAGATAATCCTAATCCTCTTGCTACTTTACAGGCAAAAGTATCTGAGAATCCATTCGCTAAAAAGATAGCAGAAAAAGGTGGACTCATAGCAGAAGGTGCGAGCGCACTTGGAATCGGAGTTAATACTGAAGGATTGACTGGTAAGTTTGGTGGAGCGATGGAAGCATTCGCCAACGGTGCTAATCCCATAAAACCAGGAAATCCTTTCGGTTCTCTCGGTGTTGAGTTTGGTAATATTATGGCGAGTGTTGTTGGTGTAGTAAACGGTGTCGGTTCATTCGGTGAACTTGGTAAATCTA